CGGCACCGGCGGCGATATGCCGCTGTACCCGATGGGCGCGTCCCAGGGGTCGGCCACGGCGCTGGGCTACACCCAGAGCTGGACGATGAGCGGCGGCACATCGGGAGAGCTGTATATCTCCCGCACCGAGCGCAGGCTGCTGGGCGCGGGCAACCGCATTGGGGCGCACAGCCCGCTGGAGGCTATAACATGATCAAGGGCATCGATGTGACGCTGTACGAGCGGACGCAGACCGGCGAGGACGACTTTGGGGCGGCTGTGTACAGCGAAACGCCGGTGACGGTCCACAATGTACTTGTGGGAGAGCCGGAAACGGCGGATCTTGTCAACGAGCTGCAGCTGTACGGCAAGCGGCTGGCCTATGTGTTGGCAATCCCCAAGGGCGATACCCATGACTGGGAGGGCGCGGCGGTCGCGTTCTTCGGCCAGAAGTTCCGGGCCTACGGCAGCGTGACCCAGGGTATGGAGGCCATGATCCCGCTGCGCTGGAACAAGAAGGTCAAGGTGGAGCGGTATGAGTAAGCGCGTGCGCATCAAGCTGAACCGGGCCGCCGTGCGGGCGCTGATGAAAAGCCCCGAAATGCGGGAGATACTGGCCGAGCAGGCCCAGGCGATTGCCGGGCGGTGCGGCGACGGCTACGAGACCCGCGTAGGCACAGCAGAGACCCGCGCCATTGCGACGGTCTACCCTGCCGACGCTGCGGCCCGCCGCGATAACCACAAAAACAACACACTGGAGAGGGCGCTGCGATGATCGAGCAAATCGTCAAGGATTTTTTAACCGCCCGCCTTGGTGTGCCCATCAAGACTGAGGTGCCGGAGAGACCCCCCGGCACCTTTGTTGTTTTGGAGCGCACCGACGGCGAGCACAGCACCGGCATCAAGCGATGCACGCTGGCTGTGCAGAGCTGTGCGCCGACGCTGCTGCAGGCCGCCCAGCTGGATGACCGGGCAATTGAGGCCATGGAAGCCCTGGCAGAGCTGGACAGCGTGGGCGCGTGCCGCCTGGTGCGCGACTACAACTTTACCGACACCGAGAGCAGGCGCTATCGGTATCAGGCGGTGTTTGAAATTACTTATTACTGATTTTGTGTCCAGGTTGGACACGGAAAAGGAGTTTATTATGTCTGATGCAAAGAAAGTAACCGTCAGCAAGCCCAAGGTTGGCGGAGCTGTGTACCGCGCCCCGCTGGGGACTACCCCGCCCACCGACGCCACGACCGCGCTGGACAAGGCGTTTAAATCGCTGGGCTATATCAGCGAGGACGGCCTGACCAACTCGAACTCCCCCGAGAGTGACAGCATCCCCGCGTGGGGCGGCGACAAGGTGCTGTATTACCAGACCGCCAAAGACGACACCTTTGGCTTTATGCTGATCGAGGCGATGAACGAGGACGTGCTCAAGACCGTGTACGGCGACAAGAACGTCACCGGCACGCTGGCCGACGGTCTGACCGTCAAGGCAACTGCCGTCGAGGCCGCCGACAGCGTGTGGGTCGTGGAGACGATTTTGCGCGGCGGCGCGGTCAAGCGCATCGTGATCCCCTGCGCCCACATCACCGAGATCGAGGATATCGTTTACAAGGATGACGAGCCGCTGGGCTACGGCGTGACCCTGGGTGCGACGCCGGATGACAGCGGCGTGACCCACTACGAGTACATCAAGGGGGCCTGATGAATATGATCGATGGAAAGACGTCCACCGGGTTTGCCTTTACGATCCCGAGAGAGCGGCTGGACAACATGGAGCTGCTGGATGCGCTGGCCGAGGCCGACAACGGCAATGTGCTGGCGGTATCCAACGCTGTGACCCTGCTGCTGGGTGCCGGGCAGAAAAAGGCGCTGTATGACCACCTGCGCACCAAGGCGGGCAACGTGCCGGTTGCGGCGGTGAGCGCTGCGGTGCGGGAGATTCTGAGCGGCGGCGTGCAGGAAAAAAACTCTTGATCCTTGCCCACATGGCGGCACAATACCCGGAGGAACTGACCTGCGACATGGCCGAGACCTACCATGTGCTGGACTGGCGTGCCCTGGGCCTGCCGCTGGCGGCCACGCTGGCGGCGGGCCTGCGGGAGAACAGCCGCACCCGCATGGCGCTGGCCGGGGCGAAAGTGCCCACCGAGACGCTGCTGCTGGGCCAGGCGGCAGATGCGCTGCAACTGCTGCTGTGGACGAAAACCAAGGACGCCCAGCATGGCCGGAACCGCCCCGCGCCCCTTGTGCCCACCCTGTTGGGGCGGGTGCAGGAGTGTGAGACGGCAGGCTTTGCGGACGGCGCCGCGTATGAGGCTGCGCGGGCAAGGATTTTGAGGAGCGTATAAGGGTAAGGGGGCGGCTGCGGCAAGGCCGCCCCTCATCCGCCGCTGCGGCGGCACCTTCCCCCGAGGGGGAAGGCAAAGAGCGAGGGAGGTGTAGTAAAATGGCGAAGCAATCGCTGGCGAGTGCGTATGTGCAGATCATACCGTCGGCGGACGGCATCAGCGGCAGCCTGGCCGAGGCGCTGGGCGGCGAGGCGGCCACCGCAGGCAAAAGCAGCGGTGCAAGCCTGGGCGCAAGCCTGGTAAGCTCGCTCAAAGGCTTTTTGGCAGCGGCGGGCATCGGTGCGATGCTGAAAAGCGCCTTTACCGGCGGCACCGAGTTTGAGACGGCGCTTGCCAAGGTAGGCACGATCGCCGACACGGCGGCGGTACCGCTGGATACGCTGCAAAGCCAGATCATGGAGGTATCCAACACGATGGGCGTGGGGGCCGCCGACATTGCCGAGGCAACCTACCAGGCCATCAGTGCGGGCCAGTCCACCGGGGACGCGGTAGCATTTGCGGGGCAGGCGTCCATGCTGGCAGCGGCGGGCTTTACGTCGAGCGCATCGGCGGTGGATATCCTGACCACGGCGCTGAACGCCTACGGCCTGGGCGCTGACGAGGCCGGGCACGTGTCCGACGTGCTGCTGACTACGCAGAATCTTGGCAAAACCAGCGTGGACGAGCTGTCCAGCAGCATGGGCAAGGTCATCCCGCTGGCGTCGGCCTACAATGTCAGTCTGGAGAACCTGTCCAGCGGGCTGGCAATCATGACGGCCAACGGCATTGCCACGGCGGAGGCAACGACCTACACCAAGTCGATGCTGAACGAGCTGGGCGACACCGGGTCGGCGGTCAGCAAAATTTTGCAGAGCGAGACCGGCCAGAGCTTTGCCCAGCTGATGGACAGCGGCGCATCCCTGGGGGATGTGCTGCAAACCCTGTACAACAGCGTGGATGGCGACAGCACCGCTTTTGCGGGGCTGTGGAGCAGCGTGGAGGCGGGCACCGGCGCACTGTCGCTTGCGAATGCCGGCGCGGAAAAGTTCAACGACGTGCTGGGCCAGATGCAGGCGGACAGCAACCTGACCGAGACGGCCTACGCCACGATGACCGACACCATGCAGCACAGTATGGACCTGCTGCAGACCAGCGCCCAGAACCTGGGCATTGCGCTGTTTGATTCGGTCAGCGGGCAGCTGGGCAGCGCCGTAGACCTGGCGAGCGGCTACCTGCAAACACTGACCGACAGCTTCCAGAGCGGCGGGCTGGCGGGCCTGGCCGAGGGGCTGGGCAGTATCTTTATGGACCTTGCCACCAACGTGGGGCCGCAGCTTTTACAGAGCGGCATCGAGATGATCGACCAGCTGGGCCAGGGCCTTGTGACCGGCATCCCCAACCTGCTCAGCACTGCGCTGCCGATGGTGGCCGACCTGGCCAGCGGGCTGCGTGAGAACGCGGGGCAACTGGTGGACAGTGGCATCCAGTTTATTTTAAACATGGCGCAGGGCCTGATGGATGGGCTGCCGACGATGATCGAGTACATCCCGGGCATCGTGTCCGACATTGCGGGCATCATCAACGACAATGCGCCGAAACTGCTGATGGCGGGCGTCCAGCTGATTATCACGCTGGGCAAGGGGCTTATCAACGCGATCCCGGCGCTGGTCGCCAACCTGCCGCAGATCATCCAGGCCATTGTGGACGTCATCACGGCGTTCAACTGGATCAACCTGGGCGGAAAAATCATCACGTTTTTCGGCAACGGTATCAAGAACATGGCGGGGTTTGTGGCGTCCAGCGTCAAGGGATTGATGGAGCAGCCTATCGCCTTTATCAAGGGGTTGCCGCAGCAGTTCATGGGCTGGGGCAAAGACATGCTCCAGGGCCTGATCGACGGCATCACCGGCATGATCGGCAATGTGGCCGGTGCCATCGGCAGTGTGGCCGACAAAATCGCCTCTATTATTCATTTCAGCCGCCCGGATGAAGGGCCGCTGCGCAACTATGAGCAGTGGATGCCCGACTTTATGGGCGGGCTGGCCGACGGCATCCGGGGCAACCTGTGGCAGGTGGAGGATGCTGTGCAGTCCTTAGCCGGGGCAGTCGCCGCGCCGATACAGGCCAACCTTGCGGCGGGTGCCGCCGCCCCAGTGCTGGCCGATACGGCAGCGGTGTCACCTGCGCAGGGGCAGACCATTACCATCAACGTGTACGGTGCGCCCGGGCAGGACATCAACAAGCTGGCTGACGTCATTGAAGCGCGGTTGAGCTGGAAGATGGAGCGCCGCAAGGAGAGCTTTGCATGAGAAAAGACTTTTTTATTTTTGGCGGTGTCAACAGCCTGGACTACGGCGTACTGCTGGACGGCAGCGGCACGACCACTGCCCCCGAGCGGGACGTGATGACCGTGACGATACCGGGCCGCAGCGGGGACCTGCTTGTGGACGCGGGGCGCTGGAAAAATACCACCGTGAGCTACCCCTGCACTATCGCCCGGGAGTTTGAGGGGCGGTTTGCGGCGTTCAAGCAGGCGTTGCTGGCCGAGGGTGGCTACAAGCGCCTGGAGGACACGCTGCACCCCGATGAATACCGCCTAGCCTACCTGGCGGGGCCGTTGGAGCCGGAGACCATCCCCTACAACCGCGCAGGGACGTTTGCGCTGGATTTTGGCTGCAAACCACAGCGATTTTTGAAGTCCGGCGAGGACGTGCTGACGGTGGTAAGCGGCGGGAAGCTGTACAACCCTACCGGCTGCGCGGCGCTGCCGCTGATACGGTTGACGCTGACCGGCGACGCCAAGCTCAACGTGGGCGGCGTGCAGATGAGCGTTGCCGGGCACACGGGGCCGATGTGGATCGACTGCGATCTGCAGGACGCCTACTACAACAACACGAATCTGAACAAGTACCTGACCGCGCCGGAGTTCCCGGTGCTGGGGGCAGGGGCAACGCAGGTAAGCTGGAGCGGCGGGATCGACAAGTGCGAGGTCGTGCCGCGGTGGTGGAGGCTGTGAGGGGGAAAGAGCGGTTAAAGCAAAGCCGCCCCTCATCCGGCCCTGCGGAGCGGAAAGGATGTGAGGGAAAATAAGTTATCCGAGATATTACGACGGAACGATCGGTCTGCAGGGCAACGGTGTGGGGGTGCTGCGGGATGCTGTAAGCTGCACCGTGACCGAGGAGCGAAACGGAGCGTTTGAACTGGAAATGGTCTATCCCATCACCGGGCAGCATTACAGCAGCCTGGCGCTGCGCGGGCTGATTCTGGCAAAGCCGAACCCCTACGGTGAGGCGCAGTATTTCCGCATTTATAAAATCAGCCGCCCCATCAACGGCCAGGTGACGGTCAACGCGCAGCACATCAGCTACGATTTGAGCGGCATTCCGGTGGGGCCTTGTAAGGCGTTGAACGCAGTCGACGCCTTGCAGCAGCTCAAAAGCCATGCGGCGGTAAGCTGTGACTACCAATTCTGGACGGACATCCAGACGGTGGCAGACTTTGCCGTTGCCGTGCCGGGCAGCCTGCGCAGCCTGCTGGGCGGCGTGGAGGGCAGCGTGCTGGATGTGTACGGCGGTGAATACGAGTGGGACAACACCACCGTGAAGCTGCACAGCCAGCGCGGCACCGACCGCGGTGTGACGATCCGCTACGGAAAGAACCTGACCGACTTGACCCAGGAGGAAAGCTGCGCCGAGGTCTACACCGGCGTCTACCCCTACTGGGTGGACAGCGACGGCAACGTGACCCAGATCACCGGCAACCCGGTTGTCAACGTGCCGGACGGCCAGTATAACTTTGTGCGGGTGCTGACGCTGGACGTGAGCCAGGACATAAAAGAGCAGCCCACCGCCGCGCAGCTACGGCAGGCCGCGCTGGATTATATCGCCGCAAACAAAGTGGGCGTGCCGAAGGTAAGCCTGACATTGAGCTTTGC